GGGTAGAGGTATTGCAGAAAAAGGATATAACCCTCAGAAAGCACTAGACGCAGAACTAAGAGCTAGAATAGATTCGTTAGCCTTAGCTACATACCCTGTTATGTTAGTAAATGGCATGATGGCTCCTAGGAACAGCGACTTTAATATTAGACCGGGAAGAAACATAGTAGTCTCTGGCCCTGTTGGGGAAGCAGTAGCTCCTTTTAAATTTCCCGGCCCTGACCCACAAAGCTATAGACAGACTGCAGAGTTTGAACGTATGGTGACTATGGCTACAGGTTCTATGGATACTGCTGCTCCGTTAGGGGTTAACCCTAGAAACGAGACAGCAGGTGGTATGTCCATGATGATGGGCGCACTGTTAAAACGAGCTAAACGCACACTCCGAAACATGGAGTATGAGTTTCTGACACCGCTAATTCACAAGATAGCGCACAGGTACATGCAGTTTGATACGGAGCGTTATCCCGTAGCAGACTATAAATTTAAAGTTCATGGTGCGTTAGGGGCACAAGCTAGGGAGTTTGAAGTAGCACAACTTACCCAGTTACTACAGACAACTCCCCCTAACTCCCCTGCTTACTACATAATTCTAAAGGGTGTTCTTAAGAACTATAACGTAGAAGATAAAGAACTCTTGATGAATATTATGGATGAGTTTTTACAACGCTCGCTTAATCCTCCACAACCACAGCCAGACTTTGACCAACAAGTTAAGATAGCTGACCAACAACGTAAGCAACAGGAGTTTCAATTCAATGTTCAAAAATCTTTCAGAGATGATGTACGAAGAAATATGGAGATGGAAGCAGAGGCTGAGAGAGATAGAGGCGAAGCTATATGGAATCAGTCAGAAGCTATGCTCAATCTTGAAAAAGCTAAAACCGAAAGGATTAAAGCAGAAAGTGATTCGGTGTTTAAGCAAGCACAAGCCGCCAATTCTTTAAGCTCAGAAGGTGAATCACCTAAAGAATATTTAGCGTTGGTTGACGCATTAAAGGCTTCTTTTTCTGACGTAACTAATACAGCAGTAAATAAAATTAATACTACTTTAGGAGATAGTTTAAAACATTTAACAAACAGACAACAGATGTTTAACACAGGGTCTACAAATATAGACCCTATTAACGCTAAGTTAGACCAGATATTAAGGCAACAACAGGAAGAACCTGACTTAAACATAACCAGAGATTCCGAAGGAAGAGTGTCTATGATAGGTGGTAGACCTGTCTCCAGAGACCCCAACGGGCGGCTCAGAGGCGTTGAATAATGCCAAGTAGCTTTACTACTAACCTAAACCTAGAAAAGCCCGCTAAAGGCGAACAAGAGGGTGAGTGGGGTGATACGCTTAACGCTAACTTTGATGCGTTAGATACTGCTATAGACGCAAAGGCTTCTAAAACAGGTTCGGAAACCTTAACAAATAAAACAATAGACGTAGATAATAACACTGTCTCTAATATAGAAGTAGATAATTTAAAGTCTGGTGTATTAGACACAGACCTATCTTCGGTATCTGGTAGTGATGATACGCTTGCTTCTGCAAAAGCAATTAAAAGTTATGTAGATACCCAGATAGCTACAGAAGATACGTTAACAGAACTTAACGATACTAGTATATCTACTCCTGCTGCAGGGCATTTAATTATATACGATAATACAGAAGGGCATTGGGAAAATGCTACGTTAACTGCAGGTAGTAATGTAAGTATTACTAATGGAGATGGGGCTATTACTATAGCTTCTACAGATACAAATACGCAGTTATCCCAAGAACAAGTAGAAGATTATGTAGGAGGTATGTTAGACGGAACAGAAACTTTTATTGACGTTTCGTATGATGACACAGATGGAAACATAGATTTTGTAGTGCCAGTTAAAGATGAAGATAACATGGCTTCTGATAGTGCTACGCACTTAGCTACACAACAATCTATTAAAGCGTATGTAGATACGCAGGTAGGTACAAATACTTTAACAGTATACAAGTACACTGCTACGGCAGGACAAACCACTTTTACTGGTTCAGACGATGCGTCTGCTACTTTAGCCTACACTGTAGGTAATTTGTTTGTAACAGTAAACGGTATAACATTAGAAAACGGTACAGACTACACAGCTACTAATGGAACAAGTGTTGTATTAACGGACGCAGCTACAGTAGATGATGAAGTAAATATTTATGTGTTTGCAGCCTTTAACGTATCTAATGTAACGCAAGCTAATGGAGACTTTAGTGTAGGTGATGACCTTACTTTAGGTAGTGACGGTGCAGTCATTAACATGGGTGCAGATAGCGATGTGACTATGACTCATGTGCATAACGTAGGGGTGCAGTTTAACACCATGCCGATTATGCCTAACCCTACGTTTTCGGCGAAATTAGGTAGCAATCAGACAGTAAGTCACGCTGTATTTACAAAAGGAACTTTAGATACAGAAGACTTTGACGTAGGTGGTTATTTTGATAGTTCAACTAATTATCGGTATACACCATTAATTGCAGGATATTACCAATTTAATCTACAGCTTTATGATTTATCTAATACAGATGTTTACGACTTAATTCTGTACTTATATAAAAACGGTTCGTCTACAAACATATTCGGAAGGGCAAGATTAATAGGTACAGGCACTAATAGCGACCTTTATGCAACTTGTGTAACTACGTCAGGTATAATTCACGCAAATGGGGTTGATGATTATTTTGAATTATATTTTAGAGGTACTTCAGAAGATGCTGGGAATATAACAGCAGCAGCTACTTTTACAAAAATGGATGCCGTACTAGTTTCAAGGACAGGATAATGAGCTTATTTGCAAAAATTAAAAAAATATATCCAGACTTAACAGACAATGATTTTAGTCCAGAAGGTACGATTTTGTTACAAAACGATAATGACGGAAAAGGTGATTATATTAGAGAATGGAACCACCCGTCGTTATCGAAACCAACTGATGAGCAATTAGCCGATGGTTAGTAAAGCAAGAAAAATAGCAGCACAAGCTTCTTCTAATATTACAGGACGTAGGAATTTGTTGCTTAACGGAGATATGAGAATTTGCCAGAGGACGACTGGTACTTCGGGAAAAGGTGCAGCGGCAGGATATTTTGCACAAGACAGATGGAGAATTGGCACAGGCGGAACAAACGAAGGACGTTTTACTTTTGGTCGAGATACTCAAAGCCCAGATAATTTTGCGTTTAGTATGAAAGTTGATTGTACGACAGCAGAAGCTGTAGTAGGGGCAGATGAATATTTACTAATTCAACAGCGTTTGGAAGGTTTAAATTGCCAAGAATTAAAAATGGGCACTTCAGATGCAGAAGCTGTAACAGTATCTTTTTGGGTGCGTTCTCCTAAAACTGGAGTGCATACAGTTTCTTTGTATAAAAAAGATGATGCGGATGGTAATAACAGACTTATTAGTTCTACCTATACAGTTGCGTCAGCAAATACTTGGGAATATCACAGTTGTACATTTCCGGGAGATACGACAGGAGCTATTCCAAACGATAATTCAGAAGGGTTTGCATTATGGTTTTGGCTATTAGCAGGTTCAGACAGAACAAGTGGTACTTTTGCAACATCTTGGGAAGCCTTTACGACCGCTAATGCTTGTAACTCTAGTCAAGTTAATGTTTTAGACAGTACAGATAATATTTTTTATTTGACGGGATGCCAACTTGAAAGGGGAAACAGCCCAACATCGTTTGAATTTGAAGAATACGCAGACAGTTTAGAACGCTGTAAACGATACTATTTTAGTTATGCAGGAACAAAATACGGACAAAGGTATAGCACATCACAAGGATTTATAAATTTAGAGTTTCCTCGTGAAATGAGAGCCTCACCTAGTATTCTTTCTTATAGTGCTGTTCGTACTACTACAGGGATAGGTTATTATCCTAATGCAAGACATCACCAAACGCTTATGACAGCAACAAACCCCTATATTTCAACTCCAGTTTTTGAGGCAGAGTTATGATAGATAATTACCTCAACATTACATCTGCAAAATACCAACATATTTTAGACGGACATACTGAACCCGTAATTATATTTATTCAAGTAGAAGGAGAAGCAATGGAGTGGGCAGTTCCTATAGATGATGCAAACACTCATTATCAAGAAATAAAACGCCAAGTTGACGCAGGTACATTAACAATAGCGGATGCTGACTAATGAAAATTTCTACTGAACAAGAGCCTATGCTTACTAATCTATTCGAGCTTAATGCTAGGCTAGAGTCTCACGAAGTTCAGTGCGAAGAAAGAAACAAAACTATATTTAATAGACTAGAAGCTATTGAGAAACGATTAGATGATTTAAACGGCTTATTAACTAAACTAGCCGTTATATTATTAACAGGTATGGGAGGCGTAATAATTACATCCCTAATGAGGGGTTAACATGACTTCGGGTTACGGTAGAGGTACTTGGGGTTCTGGGTATTACAGCGAACCTATAGGTGCAAAAGGTGGAGGTGAGATACCAAAACAAGATTATAAATATCTGAAACGTCTACGACTACAACAACAAAGAATGTTAGACGATGAAGAAGCTGCAGCTTTGATGATACTACAAATAATGAGAGGTAAAGGTTATGGATAAAGATACACAACAGTCCTATGATAAGATGTTTGATACTTTAGCAACAGAAGGTTGGGGTATTATACGACAAAGATTATTAGAAATGTTTGCACAACAAAATAATCTATTAAATATACAAGATGAAAAAACCTTTTGGCAACAACGTGGAGCCTTGGGTATGTTACATCTTATGATAGAATTTGAAAATGTTCTTAAGAACGAAGTAGAACAGGCAGAACAAAATGCTGAATGATTATCAGTGTTTAAAATGTAAAAAAGTTTTTGAGCGGTGGTCTAAAATTAAAAGGATACCATGTCCTTGCGATAAAGACTTTGTAGCTGAAAAAATTATTTCGGGCGGGAGATTCTCATTACCCGGAATAGACACAGATTTTCCTACCGCAGCCGATAAATGGGCGAGGAGACATAGGAAAGCAAACCGCCACAATCTTAAACGATTGGGCATCCCATATTAATAGTCCCCCTTAAAGGGTTAAGACAAGGAGAACTCGTATGACTGATAGAATAGTCGATTCTGAATTGGATGGTTTAGCGGCAGTAGAGCAGCTAGAAGGAGAAAAACAAGCTAACAACGAAGAACAACCAGTAGTTGAAGAACCTGCTCCTCAAGAAAATACTGAGGATACAGCAGTCCCACCTAAGTTTAAAGGTAAGTCTGTTGATGAGATACTAGAGTCTTATCAAAACTTAGAGCAACAGTACGGTAAACAAGGTAATGAACTTGGAGAACTTCGTAAACTAGCAGATTCCCTTATCCAAAAGAATTTACAGGAGTCTCAAAACACTGTACAAAAAGAAGAACTAAAATTAAGTGAAGATGATTTCCTTAATGACCCAGTATCTTCTGTACGAAAAATAGTTCAGGAATCTTTAGAACCTATTAAAGAAGCCATAAGTCAGACAACAGCCGACACTACTATGAGTAGGTTACAGGCTAAACACCCTGACATAGAGGAAATCGTAAAAGACCTCGACTTTCAAAAATGGGTTATGGAAAGTGTTCCGAGACAAGAAATGTGGCAGAAGGCTAGTAGTGGTGATTTTAATTACGCTGATGAAATCTTTTCGCAATATAAAAGTTTAACAGGTATAAAGCAAAAACAAGTTCAAGAACAAACTCGAACTGAAAAAGAACGAGAGTTACAAGCTGCTACAGCAGTAGCTTCTGGTTCTTCTAAAGATGCTGTTAACCAAGGTAAACCTATGTATAAGCGTTCAGAATTAATTCGTTTACAATTAGAAGACCCTAAAAGATATGCTGACCTTCAGCCAGAAATCTTTCAAGCATACCAAGAAGGTAGGGTTCGTTAATCCTATATGTTTTAATTTTTAAAGGAGACACGCAATGGCTAACTTTTCAGCCTCACAAGCAATGAATACCACCACACAGGATGTGTTTCTTCCTGAGTTGTGGTCGAATGAAGTAATAGCTGCTTACAAAAAGAATTTGGTCTTAGCTAACCTAGTTACTATTATGAACCATAATGGTAAGAAAGGAGACCGTATTCACATACCAAAACCTACTCGTGGCTCTGCTAGTGTAAAAACTACTAGACAACAAGTAAGTTTGAT